AGGTGGTGCAATCGGAAAAGCAACTGGTATCCCACTTGGTGGGACTGTTGGTAAGGCAGTGGGATCTACTGCGGGTCATGTTGCTGGTTCAATTGTTGGTCGTGCAACTGGTGGTGGTGCAGGTGCTGCTGCAGGTAAAGCAACACAGCAAAAACTACAAGGCAAGAAAGTTAAGGGTCTGAAGAAAGCAGCAAAAGGTGGTGCGATTGGAGGAGTCATTGGTGGTGCAATCGGTGGAGGTGCTGGAGCAGCACTTCGTGCACACAATGAATTAGAGGGTGAACAATTAAATGAATATAGTGGTGTTGCAAAACAAGTCATCAGACAAGGTATCAAAGTAGGTGGTAAAACTGGTGGTCGAGCCGCACAAGGTGGATTAGGTGGTGCATTGAAGGGGGGTAGGAACGCATTAAAAAAGTCCGGTAGGGGTGAAAAAATAGGTAGAATTGCTGGTGGTGCCATTGGTGGTGTTGCTGGTGGTGCTGCAGGAGCTCCACTTGGAGGACTAGGATCAGTGGCAACTGGTGCTGCTGGTGCTGAAGTTGGAGAAAGAATTGGTGCAAAAGTAGGAAAACACTTTGATAATAAGAAAAAGAAAAAACTACCTACCACGAAAGAAGATTATTCAGATTGGAGAAGTGAATTAAACGAAGATGATATGAAGGGTATGAGTGTCAAGTCTGGACACAAAAGACCAACAAAGAGTGGTGCTGGTATGACACAGAAAGGTGTAGAAGCATATCGTCGTAAAAATCCCGGATCAAAATTAAAAACTGCTGTTACTACAAAACCATCTAAATTAAAGAAAGGATCAAAGGCAGCAAACAGAAGAAAAAGTTACTGTGCAAGAAGTGCAGGACAAATGAAGAAGTTTCCGAAGGCAGCTAAAGATCCAGATAGTCGATTAAGACAAGCACGAAGACGTTGGAATTGCTGATTAAATTATGTCTGATAATGTTTACCTTGGAAATCCGAATCTAAAGAAAGCAAACACTGCTATCGAATTCACTCAGGAAGAAATTCTTGAGTTTGTTCGATGTAAGGAAGATCCTGTTTATTTTGCACGTAAATATATACAAATAGTATCTCTTGATGAAGGTCTTGTGCCTTTTGAGATGTATGACTTTCAAGAGAAATTAGTACGTAACTTCCATGAAAACCGTTTCAACATTTGTAAGATGCCTCGGCAGACAGGTAAATCTACAACAGTGGTATCTTATCTCTTACATTATGCAGTTTTTAATGATAATGTTAATATTGCAATACTCGCTAACAAAGCTTCCACTGCAAGGGATCTTTTAGGTAGATTACAGTTAGCATACGAAAACTTGCCAAGATGGTTACAGCAGGGTATAATCGCTTGGAATAAAGGTTCTTTGGAATTAGAAAATGGATCAAAAATTTCTGCAAACTCTACGTCTTCATCTGCTGTCCGAGGCGGTTCCTATAATGTCATCTTTCTCGACGAGTTCGCTTTCATCCCGAATCACATTGCTGACGACTTCTTTGCCTCTGTTTATCCTACTATCTCTTCTGGTCAGAAAACAAAGGTAATCATTGTATCTACACCACGAGGTATGAATCATTTCTACCGAATGTGGCATGATGCGGAGAGAAATAAGAATGAATATATTCCAACTGAAGTTCACTGGTCAGAAGTTCCGGGTAGAGATCAAGTCTGGAAAGAACAAACGATTGCAAACACATCAGAACAACAATTTAAAGTTGAGTTTGAGTGTGAATTCTTAGGATCAATTAATACTCTGATTAATCCGGCAAAGTTAAAAAATTTAATGTATGAAAATCCAGTGCAGAAAAATGCTGGATTAGATATTCATGAACCACCACAGAAAGATCATAATTATCTAATTACCGTTGATGTGGCTCGTGGACTAGGTAACGATTATTCTGCATTTATAGTATTTGACATAACAAATTATCCATACAATATAGTTGCGAAGTATCGAAACAACGAAATAAAACCAATGTTATTTCCAAGTGTCATTGAAGATGTGGCAAAGGGATATAATAGTGCTTTTCTTTTAATTGAAGTAAATGATATCGGAGATCAGGTTGCATCTATCTTAAATTATGATTTAGAATATGAGAATATACTGATGGCATCTATGAGAGGTCGTAATGGTCAGGTGGTTGGAACTGGTTTCTCAGGTAAAAAGACACAGTTAGGTGTCCGAACAACTGCTGCTGTGAAGAAATTAGGTTGTTCTAACCTTAAAACTTTACTAGAGGATGATAAAATACTCGTAAAGGATTATGATATTATATCTGAATTGACTACTTTTTCACAAAAACATAATTCATTTGAGGCAGAAGAGGGATGTAATGATGATTTAGCTATGTGTTTAGTCTTGTTTGCATGGTTAGTTGCACAGGATTACTTCAAGGAGATGACTGATAATGATGTAAGAAAGAGATTATATGAGGAACAAAAGAATCAAATTGAACAGGATATGGCACCGTTTGGATTCATGTCAGATGGACTTGATGATGATACATTTGTAGACAATGATGGGGATCTCTGGAAGACAGATGAATATGGAGATCGTTCCTACATGTGGGATTACATGTAACAAAATAAATCTAAAGCAAATCTTAAACTTGTAAATAATTAGGTTATGTGATATATTTGGCAGTAGAGGGGAGATATTAAAGTCGTTTTTAGGAGGATTTATGAGTGGTGATTCAGGATTAAATGAAACTATCGTTTTTTATAGTACAGAGATGACTATGGCAAAGGCCATACTTCTCAGACACAAAGGGATTCATTTGGATTATAAATTATTAAAGATGCTTGAAACTCCAAATGATGCCAACACCAAAAGAGGTTAATGATTCTCTAGATGAAATCAGACCGTATGTTGAAGCAGACGGTGGTTACTTAGAATTTATTGAACTTGATGACGATTTAGATGAAAACATCAGGATGTACTATGGTGTAAGAGAGGGAGAAGAAGCAGCCATAGCAAAAGTAAGATTGAGTGGTGCATGTGAAACATGTGTAATGAGTGCACAAACACTTAAGATGGGTATTGAAAGACATCTGACTATGAAGTTTCCTGAAATAGTCGCAGTCATTCAGGTAATCTAATGGACTTCGATGATCAATTAGAATTAGGAGAATTATTACTCACAGAGAGAAAGTGTAGAGTCTGTGGAAATATAAAAAGTTTGACAGAAGATTTTTATTTGACAAGAAAGAATAGGACATTATTATCTGCATATTCTTATGAATGTAAGGATTGTACAAAGAAAAGGGTTAAATCTAAGAAGATATCAAACAATTGGGTATATCCAGATTGGTAGTATGATAGTAGTTTACTTTATATTATTTGCTTTAATAATAATTCTTGCTAACATTCTTTACCCTGATTGGTAGTTCACGCATTGTTTCCCCACCTAAGAAGTGTTTTTTTCTAAATATTTCTAGATTAATTCTGATAAAAACGGAGAAACAAGATGCCTCTAAATTTAGCATCTCCTGGCCTCGTTGTTAGGGAAGTTGATCTTACTATTGGTAGAGTCGATACAGCAACCACAAAGGCTGCTGGAATTGTTGCTCCTTTTCAGAAAGGGCCAATCAACGAACCTATCACTATTGAAGACGAGCAAGGCTTAATAGACACATTCGGTGAACCACTTGACGTAGACAAGCATTACGAATATTGGTTAACTGCATCTTCATATCTTGCATATGGAGGTATCTTAAGTGTTGTAAGGTCTGATGACAACGACCTCAAAAATGCAACTGACGACGGATCACCAGAAATAAAAATTCTGAGCACAGAAGATTATAACAACAAAGCTTATGATCTGAATGCTTTAACAAACACTATAGTAGCAGCACGTAACCCCGGATCATGGGCAAATGATCTTAAGGTTGCTATTATTGACGGAAGAGCAGACCAAATAGTTACTCTTGGTACAAGTTCTTATGCTGTTGGTGTTGGTGTAACACAAGCAGTCCCTGCAGGAACAGTTCTAGCAGGAGCAGGATCAACCACTTTACTCGATGGATACTTTAAAGGTATTGTCACTGAGAAGAATGGAACATCTGCTAGTATTAAGTTTGTATCTCATGTATCTAATGCAGGTATTGAGACTACAAAAGATTATCAACCCAGTGGAATTTACAAGTTCGGTACTGGTGTGATTAGTCTTGGAGCAACTTCAAATGCTGGTGGTGGAAACACAACCACTTCTGCATCACCATTAGATTGGTTCGATCAACAGAAGATTGCTTTAAGTAACTCAACAATAAATTGGAACAACATTGCAGAGAGACCAACAACAACTGCATATGCAACAGCAAGAAGTTCAAGACATGATGAAGTTCATGTGGTTGTCATAGATGACAAAGGAACTGTAACTGGAAATGCAGGAACTGTTCTTGAGAAACACTTAGGTCTTTCAAAAGCAAACGACGCTGAGTTCTCAGCAGGTTCACCATCATACTGGAGAAAGTATCTTTATAACAATTCAGATAACATCTTTGGAATGGGTGGCCCACAAGCATCAACATCTGGTATTACAACTACATCATTCCAAGCTGGTGGATTTACTAAAAACACTGACATTGGTTGGGATCAAGATGCACAGGGTATTGACTTTGGTGCCGGTGGTAACAAAATCTTTACTTTACAAGGTGGTAAGAACTACGGTGGTCAAACTAATTTAACCACTGCAGGAGCAATGGCAGCAAGTCTTGGTGGTATTACTGCTGGATATGACTTGTTTGAAGATAAGGAACAATTTGATATTGACTTCTTACTCATGGGTTCAGGAAACTATCCAGAACATGAGGCACAAGCAATTGCAAATAAACTTATTTCTATTGCCGAACTTAGAAAAGATGTAGTAGCATTTATTTCACCATTTAGAGGAGCATTTTTAAATGACTCTTCAGTTGGTACAGGAACTATAAATTCTGCTGCTGATATCACAAATAATGTGGTTGGATTCTATGCTCCAATTACATCTACAACATATGCAGTATTCGATAGCGGATATAAGTATATGTTTGATAGATTTACAGACACATTCAGATATGTCCCACTAAACGGTGACATTGCTGGAACATGTGCAAGAAACGACATTAACAACTTCCCTTGGTTCTCACCAGCAGGAACAGCAAGAGGTGGAATCCTCAATGCAGTCAAACTTGCATACACACCAAATCAAACACAGAGAGACATTCTATACAGTAATAGAATCAACCCTGTAATCTTCTCACCCGGAGCTGGTATAGTTCTATTCGGTGATAAGACTGGATTTGGAAAATCATCCGCATTTGATCGTATCAACGTACGTAGATTGTTTATCTTCCTAGAAGAAGCAATATCTGCTGCAGCGAAAGATCAACTCTTTGAATTCAACGATGAGATCACAAGAACTAACTTTGTGAACATTGTCGAACCTTTCTTACGTGATGTACAATCCAAGAGAGGAATCTTTGACTTCAGAGTTGTTTGTGACGAAACAAATAACACTGCTGCCATCATAGATAACAATGAGTTCATTGCAGATATATTCATCAAACCTGCAAGATCGATTAACTTTATTGGTCTTACATTCGTTGCCACTAGAACTGGCATCTCGTTCGATGAAGTCATTGGAACTGTTTAATTAAAGGTATAAAGAAAAATGGCAACCCAATTTAACAGACCACCACTCAGAACGATCACCGACTTCAAGAGCAAAATGGCCGGTGGCGGTGCAAGACCGAATCTGTTCGAGGTGGAACTCGTCTTCCCAGATCCAATAGCGATTGAGAATGACGTTAAAGAAAAATCAAGGTTCTTAGTTAAAGCAGCTCAGTTACCAGCATCTAACATCACACCAATTGATGTTAACTTCAGGGGTAGGATCCTGAAGATTGCTGGTGATAGAACCTTCGATACATGGACAGTCACCGTAATCAATGACGTTGACTTCTCTATCCGTTCCGCAATGGAAAAATGGATGAACTTTATAAACAAGATGGAAGATGCAACTGGAGCACAAGATCCAGCAGCATATCAACCAGATGCTTATGTTCATCAGTTAGACCGTGACGGATCTACACTTAGAACCTACAAGTTCCATGATGTATTCCCAACGAATATCGCAGCAATTGACCTCAGTTACGAAACTGTAGACAGTGTTGAAGAGTTCACCGTTGAGTTCCAAGTTCAGTGGTGGGAAGCAATCAAGGGCATCGGAGCTAATGCCGGTGGTGAGGCAATTAATTAAACTATTGATATTTTTGATAAATAGTGTATAATAGATTATAAAGACGTTATACAATGCCTAAACTTTTTGGTTTCTCTATTGACGATTCAGAAAAAAAAGCTGATTCGATAGTCTCCCCTGTTCCTCCTAATAACGAGGACGGGGTTGACTATTTTATACAGTCTGGTTTTTATGGACAGTATGTTGATATAGAAGGAGTATATAGAACAGAGTACGATCTGATTAAAAGATATCGTGAAATGGCCTTACACCCTGAGTGTGATAATGCCATTGAAGATGTAGTTAATGAAGCAATTGTTAGTGATCTATATGATTCACCGATAGAAATAGAACTATCAAATGTAAATGCAAGTGACAGTTTAAAAGATAAAATTCGTCATGAATTTAAACATCTAAAAGAAATCATGGACTTTGATAAAAAGTCACATGAAATTTTCCGTAACTGGTATGTAGATGGTAGAGTTTACTACATGAAAGTTATTGATGTCAAAAGACCTCAAGATGGAATACAAGAATTAAGATATATTGACCCGATGAAAATGAAATTCGTCAGGCAAGAAAAGAAAAATAAAAATGATAGAGGAAACCAAATAATAGATTTAGATAGTAGTAGAGATGTAAACAAAGCCTCATATCCAGATGTAGAAGAATATTATATTTACACACCTAAACCAAATTATCCTATTGGTGTATATTCACCACCGGGCTCTGGTAAATCAAAATCAATCAAGATTGCAAAAGATTCAATCGCATATGTAACCTCTGGATTATTTGATCGTAATAAGGGAACTTGTTTATCTTACTTACATAAGGCAATCAAGGCACTTAATCAATTAATGATGATTGAAGATAGTCTTGTAATTTACAGATTATCAAGAGCACCAGAAAGAAGAATATTCTATATTGATGTTGGTAATCTTCCAAAGGTAAAAGCAGAACAATACTTGAAAGAAGTAATGTCTCGCTATCGTAATAAGTTAGTGTATAATGCACAAACTGGTGAGGTCAGAGATGATCGTAAGTTTATGTCAATGATGGAAGATTTCTGGTTGCCAAGAAGAGAAGGTGGCCGTGGAACAGAGATTACAACACTTCCCGGTGGCCAAAACTTAGGTGAATTATCAGATATTGAATACTTCCAGAAAAAATTATATCGTGCATTAGGAGTTCCAGAATCAAGAATCGCATCTGAAGGTGGATTTAATTTAGGACGTTCATCTGAGATATTAAGAGATGAACTTAAATTCTCTAAATTCGTAGGAAGATTGCGTAAGAGATTTGGTAATATGTTCAACGATATGTTGAGAACTCAACTAATATTAAAGAACATAGTTTCACCAGAAGATTGGGATGAAATGAGTGATCATATTCAGTATGATTTCTTATATGATAATCAGTTTGCAGAACTTAAAGAATCTGAAATGATGAATGAAAGATTAGGTCTTGCAGCAACGATTGAACCATACATTGGAAAGTATTATTCTGCTGAATATTTACGTAAGAAAATCCTTCGTCAAACTGACCAAGAAATCAAAGAAATTGATGAACAAATTGCACAAGAAATTAAAGATGGAATCATTCCTGATCCAAATGCAGTTGATCCAATTACAGGTGAACCACTTGAAGGTGGTGGAGGAGATTTAGGTGATGTTCCTGTTGAAGATGATTTAGAACAACAAGGTGCAGTAACAGATGCAGAACTAGCAAATGATACCAAAAAGGCAGAGATATAAATAAAATATATACCTATCATAAAATATGGACGACATTATTGATGCAATTGCGACTGACGCATCTCCTGCTGAGATTGCTGATAGTTTAAAAGATGTTATTTTTCAAAAGGCTGCAGAAAGAGTTGAAGCACTTCGACCACAAACTTCTGCGTCAGTTTTTGATGCACCAGAAACTGAAATTGAAGATGAAAGTGAGGTAGACACTGAACCACAAGAGGAAGAATAATGTCAAGAACTTTGATAAAAGGTACTGAGGCTGCATGTGGCACTAATGCTGCAGGTGCTTCCACATTTGGAAGTGCAACAGTGGTTCGCCTTGTTAATAATGGTGGAACTGCTAGATTAGTATCTGTTATCGATTCAGTTGGAGGATCTACAACAATAGGAACCTTTACTCTACCCGGTAATACAGTTGAATTTGTTGAAAAAAAATCAACTGAAGCAATTTTTGCAGCAAACGCTGCTGTTTTAGGTGCAGCTGCAGGATATACAAATTAGGAACCATGAAACTCATCACAGAAGAAGTCCAAAAAGTTAAATTTATAACTGAGGGCAAAGGTGCCAAAAAGAAGATGTATATTGAAGGTATCTTCTTACAGGGCGACCTAAAAAATCGTAATGGAAGAATGTATCCCGTTTCAACTCTTGCAAAAGAAGTTGGTAGATACAACGAATCATTTGTTAAAAAAGGAAGAGCACTTGGTGAACTCGGACATCCCGAAGGCCCAACTGTAAACCTTGATCGTGTATCACATCGAATTACATCACTTCGCCAAGAAGGTAAAAACTTTGTTGGTAAGGCACAACTTTTAGAAACACCAATGGGTAAGATTGCAAAATCTCTTATCTCAGAAGGTGTTACTCTCGGAGTCTCGTCTCGTGGTGTTGGTTCACTTAGAGAAGATACAGCATCTGGATGCAAAGTTGTAGGAGAAGATTTCATGTTAGCAACTGCTGCTGACATTGTTGCAGATCCATCAGCACCCGACGCATTTGTTTCTGGAATTATGGAAGGAAAAGAATGGGTTTGGGAAGGAGGTATTCTTCGTGAACAAATTGCAGCAAAAACTGCCAAGAAAATTAACACTCTAGTTGATCAAAATGCACTAGAGGAACACAAACTTGGATTATTTACAGATTTCTTAGCAAATCTGTAACATTATAAATAAATATAGTTTTATTATTATCTAATAAATCTAAAAAAACAAACATGTCCGTTGGTCAAAATTTACAAGAAATGGAAAACGTAGTAACCAAAGGGGCAAAACCTGCTGATCCACAGCAAAAGGGATTGTCCATTTCAACACCGGGTCAAGCGGCCGTAGAAGATTTAGGAGGGCCTACTCCTGAGAATTCTCGTCCTACTGATGACTCGAATAAGTTGAAAACACCCGGCACAACCTTAAAACAGGTAAAGGATATTGTGACTAAAGGTGCTAAGCCTGCAGATCCAATGCCAACGGGTATGAAAGAAGAGGAGAATGTCGAAGGCGATGTAGTCGCTGAAGATCCTGAAGTCTCCACAGATGATGTAGTTTCTGAAGAGGAAACTGCAGAAGTCGATGAAACTCAAGAAGTTGTTGCCGAAGAGGAAGCAACTGAAGAGGAAGTCGTTGAAGAAGAGCAAATTGACATCGAAGCAGATGTACAGGCACTCTTTGAAGGCGAAGAACTTTCTGAAGAGTTTCAAACAAAGGCAAGAACAATCTTTGAAGCAGCAATTAATGCAAAACTTGCTGAAGTCAAAGAGGCAGTAAAAACTGAATACGAAGAGCAACTCGTCGAAGAAGTTGCTGCTATCAAGTCTGAGTTAGAAGAAAGAGTTGACGCATACCTTGAGTATGTTGCTGACGAATGGTTGCAAGAAAATCAAATTGCAGTCGAATCTGGACTCAAGACTGAGATGACAGAATCATTCCTAGAAGGAATGAAGAATCTTTTTGAAGAACATTATGTATCCGTACCTGAAGAAAAATATGATGTCATCGAGAGCATGGTAGATAAACTAGATGAAATGGAAGGTAAACTCAACGAGCAAATCGAAAAGAATGTTGCTCTAAACAGGAGATTAGCCGAGTCCACTTCTGATGTTGTCTTTGGCGAAGTTGCCGAAGGATTAGCAGCATCACAAAAGGAGAAACTTGCAACCCTCGTGGAGAATGTTGAGTTTGAAAGTGAAACAGACTATCGGGAGAAACTAGTAACACTTAAGGAATCTTATTTCCCAAGTAATGCTGGATCTCAAAGAGACAATTCAGAAAATCTATCTGAAGGAACAGAAACTCCCGGAAATATCGCGGAAATATCAAACAGTATGGAAGCATATCTTCAGACTCTGAATCGTGTCTCTAAAAAGTGATTTTTATATCATAATTTCAAACTTACGAGGTAAAACTTAAATGCAAGCCCCTATTAATCAGGAAGCTCTGCAAGAAAAGTGGGCACCACTTCTTGACTATGATGGTCTAGATCCAATCAAAGACAATCACAGAAGAATGGTGACTGCAGTTCTTTTAGAGAACCAAGAGCAAACAATGCGTGAGGAAGCACAATTCCTCTCCGAGCAACCAACAAACAGCACAGGTTCATCAGGTGCAACTGCTGGTTTCTCTGCTGGTGCTACAGCTGGTGGCCCAGTCGCTGGTTTCGACCCAGTATTAATCAGTCTAATTCGTCGTTCAATGCCTAACTTGGTCGCTTATGACCTAGCAGGTGTTCAACCAATGAACGGCCCAACAGGACTTATCTTCGCAATGAGAAGTCGCTTCACTTCACAGACTGGAACAGAAGCACTATTCAACGAACCAGATACTTCATTCTCTGCACAGGATGATGGATTTAACCTTACATCTAATGGTTACACCCAGAATGAAGGTGCACTTACAGGTGGAGCAGTTGGTTTCGGTACAACAAACAGAGCACCAGCAGCTGGCGGAGCAACTAACCCTGCAGCATTGAACCCAGAAGGTTCACAGGCATCTACCACATATCCAACTGGTCGTGGTATGAACACAGAGGATTCTGAAGCACTAGGATCCGAAGCAGGAGATCAGTTCAACCAGATGGCATTCTCAATCGAGAAGGTCACTGTAACAGCGAAAACCAGAGCACTAAAGGCAGAGTACAGTTTAGAACTTGCTCAAGACCTTAAAGCAATTCATGGTTTGAATGCTGAGGCTGAGTTAGCAAACATTCTCTCAACAGAGATTCTTGCTGAGATAAACAGAGAAGTTATCAGATCAATCTACAAGGTTGCTGAATCTGGAGCACAAACAAACACAGCAACTGCTGGTGCGTTTGACCTAGACACAGACAGTAACGGTAGGTGGTCAGTTGAGAAGTTCAAAGGTTTGATCTTCCAAATCGAGAGAGATGCTAACGCTATCGCACAAAGAACTCGTCGCGGAAAGGGCAACATGATCCTATGTTCTGCTGACGTTGCATCTGCATTAACAATGGCTGGTGTACTTGACTACACTCCTGCACTTAATGCTAACTTAAACGTAGATGACACAGGCAACACATTTGCTGGTGTTCTTCAAGGTAAGTACAGAGTTTACATCGACCCATTCGCTGCAAACTTAGCTGCTGACCAGTACTACGTTGTTGGTTACAAAG